TAGTACGGCTAAGTAAAATTAGATACGGAAGTCTTCAAGAGCTATAGTCAATAATGATTATTAGATAGCAGAGTAATTACTTTATTATTCCAATATCAATTGGTGATCCATTATACTATTCGAGTAGAGTGTTAAGTGTAGTACTTTAAAGGTCTAATTCCTTTAATTACTCCATTATTTTCACCCTACTGCTTGTCCTATGGCTAAGAGAAATCAGTATTCACAATACTTAAATACGGAACCATTCAAGAGCTATAATCAATAGATTATTCGCAGTAGTGTGCTCAAAGTAATAGAGTTTAATTTTAAAGGTCTAATTCCTTTAATTACTCCATTATTTTCACCCTACTGCTTGTCCTATGGCTAAGAGGAATGTTATTCTACTTACTCTGCAAATAAGGCTTTTGCGGAAAATCTAGGAATTCCGATTTTATCGCTGCTAAGTGATTGATCTATAAAGGAAAAAAAGGTCGTTTTCTGGGAAAATCGGTTTTCCTTATAATTCCATTGCCTTTTTTATCGCTGCTAAGTGATTGATCTATAAAGGGAAAAGAACAATATTTTCCCTGTCTTGTCTGTATCTATGGCTTTTAAAAGATTTTACAATTCTTTCAAACCAAATTATAATCAATTATTATCAAGAGTGAACTATGCTAAACAACGATGAACTTATGGCCAGTTGGGCCCTAGATTGCAAAATTGATCAAACTAATCTTTCCGAACGAATGTCTTCACATCCAGTTCTACATTCAAAATATCTTACATATCTACAAACATATAAGATAAAACTGCGGACACTTTCATTAAAATATCAAAAACGTCGCCAGCTCATGACGAAATATTATAATGGTGAAATGGATGAGGAAGATCTTAAGTTCAACAATCTTAAACAATGGCTTTATAAGAAACCTCTTCGTTCGGAAATGGAAAGTCTTCTTGATGCAGATGAATCATTACAATTGATTAAAGAACAAATTCTTTATGTAGAAACTATGGTACAAGCATCCGAAAGTATTCTCAAAGACATAGGTAATCAGTATTTTTTACTAAAAAGCCTCGTAGATTATACGAAGTTTCAAGCGGGGGTTTAATTTATGAATGCAGGCGCAATTGCTATCGAAAATAGATTTTTAAAATCAGCTGATAGAGCTGAAACACAACTGTTGTTTAAATGGTTAGAAGCTAATGTAACCGATCAGCAGATGATTGTAGATTTTAACACAGAAACTTCTTATATCATATGCGATTCTGATTTGTTCGACTCCGCTGTTTTTAATGGTGTCTATCCAGTCTATAATCTGATCTTAGATCAGGTTAATAGAGATTTTACAATTTATAAAACAATTTCTTCTGTGCGCATATGAAAGATATTGTAGTTACAAAATTAAACGAATCATACATAAAAGTAAAGTGTGATCTTGATTTAGCTCGAGAAATTTCAGATACTTTTACGTTTGAGGTTCCTGGAGCAAAGTTTATGCCGGCCTATAAGATGGGTCGGTTTGATGGAAAAATCCGCATCTTTAACTTAGGTCCACGGACATTACCATTCGGACTTGTCTCAGAACTCAAAGCTTTTGCCGAATCAAGAAATTATTCAATTGAAGTCAATATCCCAGATCATATTGACACCGGACTGATATATAAAGACATTGCAGATTTTGCTAATACTTTGGGTATAGATAAAAGAGTACCTCCAATACAAATTAGAGATTATCAGATTAATGGTGTATTTCAAGCACTGAAGAATAAACGTGCTATACTTCACTCAGCTACAGGTAGTGGAAAATCTCTTATACTGTTTATCATTTGTCGTTATATTATAGATGAACTTCAGATGAGAGTACTTATAGTTGTCCCGACTATTTCTCTCACTTCTCAAATGAAGTCTGATTTTGCCGATTATGCTTCGGGTACAGATTGGTCGGCCGAAGACAATGTGCATTGTATAACAGCAGGGGCAGATAAGAATCTTAAAAAACCGATTACGGTTTCTACGTTTCAATCCATTTATAAAATGGATTCTGAGTGGCTAAATCAGTTTGGGTGTATTATTGGTGATGAAGGTCACAAAATTGTTGCAAAAACTATTACTGGAATCTATGAACGTGCTACAGAGGTAGAATATAAGTTAGCTTGTACTGGTACTCTTCATGATATGAAATGTAATCTTTTGGTGATGAAAGGTATTACTGGTGATGTGCATGAAATTGCCACTACTTCTACTCTAATTGAAAATAAACAACTAGTTCCCCTTAAAATTAAAGCAATTATTCTTAATCACCCGGAGCATGTTGCTAAAGCAATGAAAAATGTTGACTATGATACTGAGATAAAATATATTGTTTCTAATTCAAAACGTAATGAGTTTATATCTAAATTAGCTGCACAATGTAAAGGCACTACTTTGGTGCTTTTCCGTTTTATCGACATACAGGGAACTGCTCTGTACAGTATTATCTGTGATAAAGCTGTTGATAGAAATGTCCACTATATTGATGGTGGGGTCACTGGTAAGGCCCGAGAAACAATACGCAAAAATGCTAATGATGGAGATGATATTATTGTGTCTAGTTACGCAGTTTTTGGAACTGGGACTAATCTTCCAGCAATTGAAAATATTATTTTTGCACATCCAGCCAAGTCTGCCATTACAATCATTCAATCTATAGGTCGCGGACTTAGACTAAAAGAAGGAAAAACTTCTTGTACATTGTATGATATTTCTGATAATATGACGTTTCATAGGAAACCCAATATTTCTTACCGGCATTTGGGTGATCGTTTGGGAACATACACAAAGAATGGATTTACCTATTCTATCGTTAACGTGGATTTTAACTAAATAATTATGTCTGAAGAATCAATGATTACATGTCTGTCTATAAAACTTTCCACTGGAGAGACTTTACTGACCGGGCCCGCATATGAAAAAGATGGTATCTTTTTCGTTCTTTATCCATTAAAGATAAATTTTACTCCTATTCTTTATGATGATAAAATTATAACACAAATGGTGCCAGTACTTTATCAACCTTTTGGGGACAATAAATACATTCCCATCACTGCAGATCATATAATTTCTACAGTAAATGGATCCGAGTTAGATTTTAGGTTTTACAAGAATTCCCTCCGCGGGTTATTAATTGAAGATTTTAAACGAAAAATGACTTTTGATTCATTTTTAAACTCAAAAGATTATGAGAACATTATGGAAACTCCAGAAACCGTGCAATGAGTGATTGTTATTTTTTAGAGGTGGCGTACGCCAAAATTCTTGGTGCTAGATTAGAAAGATTCAAAATAAAAAAAGAATCACCTTTTCTAGCTGTAGCAAGGTGTCCAATATGTGGCGATTCTGCTAAAAATAAAACTAAGACTAGATTTGCCATCTATATGAAAGCTAATTCTTTGAATGTCGGATGTTTTAATTGTGGTTTATCTACTACACTGCTAAGTTTTCTAAAAGTACATTACAAACAAATATTTGATGAATTTTTGTTTGAAAAGTTTAGAAATAATGCACCGGCAGCAAAAAAAGAAATTGTGTTTGTACCAGAAAAAGTAGTGTACGAAAAAGATACAGATACAACTGAACTGAATGTTTTGGATTTGCAATTGGTCTCTGATTTATCAGATGATCATTATGCCCGGCAATACATAAAAGATAGAAAACTTCCTAACTACCCTTTTTATTATACGGACAAATTTTATGAATATTCTTCCCAATTCAATGATACTTTCAAACACAATAAAAGAGACGAGGCCCGCATTATTATTCCCTTCTTTGACAAAACAGGAAAAATATTTGCATATCAAGGAAGAGACCTCTCGGGCCACTCAAACCAAAAATACATCACAGTTAAGATCAATGAAAAGACACCTTTGTTATTTGGTTTCGAAAGACTGAATTTAAATAAACCCATGACATTAGTAGAAGGACCCATAGATAGTTTGTTTCTCCCAAATTCTATGGCTTCGGTTAATGCATCTTTATCAACTACTGCTAATTGGTTTATTAAGGGAACAAAAATTCCTGCCGATTTACTTACTGTAGTATTAGACAATGAACCCCGCAATAAGGCGGTTGTGAAGGAATATGAAAAGGCTATTGAGTCAGGATTGAAGATAGTAATCTGGCCCAAAGTCGTCGAACAATATAAAGACATCAATGAGATGACTAAACATAATATAGACCCAGTAGCTCTGATCGAGAGTAATACATATAAGGGTTTAATGGCTAAAATTCAATTTAATACATGGAAGAAAATATAACAAAATGACAAAATTTATCGAAACCTTCTCAGAAGAAGTATGGACTCAGACGTATAAAGACCATAATGATGTGACTATTGATGATAATCTTCATAGGGTAGCCAAATCTATTTCTTCAGTAGAGAAAACGGAAGAACTAAAAATTGAGTGGGAACAAAAATTCTATGATCTGCTCACAGACTTTAAAGGTACATGCGGCGGCCGAACTTACTCAAATGCCGGTACTGAATGGAAAGGTACTACTCTTCTAAATTGTTTTGTTTCACCTCGTGGAAACAAAGATCTTGATTCGTTGGATGCAATTATTGATGACTTGAAGAATCAATCATTTACATTGAAATCTGAAGGCGGTTGGGGACAGAATTTTAGCTGGATCAGACCTCGTGGTGCATTCATTGCTGGTGTTGGTGTTGAAACTCCCGGTGCAGTGAAATATATGGAGCTTTATGATAAAGCATCGGAAATCATCACAGCCGGTTCTGGTAAGAAAAGTACAAACAAAAAAGCCAAAGGCAAAATCCGCAAGGGTGCCATGATGGGTGTTTTGGATGTTTGGCATCCAGATATTATTGAATTTATTACTGCTAAACAAGCTTCAGGCCGGCTCACAAAATTCAATATCTCTGTGAATTTTGCAAATGAATTCATGGAACGTTTGGAAGCAATTAATCACAGTACAGATGAAGAAGAAATTGCTAAATTAGATGCTTGGGTTCTGAAATTTCCAGACACAAGCTTCTCTGCTTATGAAAATGAATGGGATGGTAATCTAAAGAAATGGGAATCCTTGGGTTATCCTACAGTTGCATACCAGACTATTTCAGTCAAATGGTTATGGAATCTTGTAATGGAATCTACATACAACCGTGCTGAACCTGGAGTTCTGTTCCTTGATCGCGCAAACGAATTCAATCCATTATATTATGGAGAAACTATTATAGCCACAAATCCATGTGGTGAACAAACGTTGCCCCCTGGGGGTGTATGTTGTCTCGGTTCTTTGAACTTGACACAGTTTGTCACTGGTAAAAAGTTTGATCTTAAGAAATTAGAAAAATATGCTAAGATTATGGTCCGTTTCTTGGACAATGTGAATGAATTCTCTGGTGCACCATTGCCAGAATATGTTGATTCAATGCGTAACAAGCGCCGGGTCGGCGTAGGCATTTTGGGATGGGGTTCGGCTCTGTTCATGCTCAAGACCAAATTTGCTTCTCCAGCTGCCGCCGAAATGCGAGATCAAGTTATGGGCACAATTGCTCGTGCAGTATATGAAGCATCTATTGATTTGGCTATTGAGAAGGGTATGTTTAAGTACTGTGATCCAGTAAAACACGCCGAAGGTAAATTTGTTAATAGCATCGGTTTGGCTCCAGACTATATGGCCAAGCTCAAGGCCTTTGGTATTAGAAATAGTTCGTTGCTTTCAATTCAACCTACTGGTAATACTGGCATTTTGGCTAATATGGTCTCTGGTGGACTTGAACCAATTTTCATGCCAGAATATACCAGAACAGTTATCGTTGGTAAAGTTCCAGAAGATATGATCGCCATCACACCTAAGTGGTATGAAGGTGTCTGGGAAGAAACTGATGTATTCAAATTCGCCAAAGAAGGTGACGAAGAAATTCTGAAGGCAGTTTTTAATGGCACCACATATAAGATTGATAAGAACCGCGGATTGACTAAAGAAGTTGCTTGTAAAGATTATGGCTATCGCTATCTTCAAGATAACAATCTCTGGGAAGAAGGTGCCGATTGGGCAGCTACTGCTCTTACAGGTTTAACCGCAGAAGATCATTTGTCCGATTTAATTGGATTTGCTAAATATGTTGATTCAGCTATGTCGAAGACGATCAATGTACCTAACGAATATCCATTTGAAGACTTCAAAAATATCTATCTAACTGCTTATAGATCAGGTATTGTAAAGGGTGTTACGACTTATCGTTCGGGTACAATGACCGCGGTTTTATCATCCAAAGAAAGTACCACAAACGGATATGATGAAGAAGTAATTTTGGATTCTGTTAAAATGCCAACTTCGTCTGAAGCATCTATGAAAGTTCTTAGAGCCGAAGGCAGAAAATGGTATCTGACAGTTGTCTGGAATGACACAAAGACTCGACCCCAAGCCATTTTTGTTCATACCAATCATCACGAGAAAACAGTGACGACCAGTGATGCGACTGACCGACTGCTCAAATTGGCCCGTGATAAAAAGATTCCAGAATCAATTATCATTGATGCAGAAACTAAAATTGCTACGGATCCTAATATTACAAAATTGACTAGAATTCTTTCTCTTCTGCTTCGTCATGGTGTTCTGATTAAGAATATTGTTGCTGTATTGGATTCTGTTGACAATGTATTTGTCGGTTCTTTCCTGTTCCAAATTAAGAAATTCTTGGGTTCGTTCATTAAAGATGGTGAACGTGTTGAGGGTGAAGTTTGTCAAGAATGTGGCTCAGATAAGGTTGTATTCCAAGAGGGATGCAAGATCTGTGTCTCATGCGGCTCAAGCAAATGTGGTTAAACTTAACATTAAATATCTACTGGAATAACTTCTGGTAGACATATGACTTGGGTTTATAACAATGAACCGATAGACGAAATTGATCCTTTGTTTGTCGGTTTTACTTATTGTATTACAAATTTACTAGATGGTCGCAAATACTTCGGCAAAAAGAAATCGACGTTCAAGAAAGTATCAATCAAAACAGTAAAGATTAAGTCAACTGGTCTTAAGAAAAAAAAGAAAATTAGAACACAGGTAGATTCGGATTGGAGAGATTACTACGGTTCGTCTGAAGAACTTAAGGCTGATGTAGAAAAACTTGGTAAAGAAAATTTTTACCGAGAAATTTTAAGATTTTGTTCTTCTCTTTCTGAATGCTCATATTATGAACTTAAAGTACAAATGGATAATGATGTTTTACTATACCCAAATCTTTATTATAATGCTTATGTTGGTTGCAGAATAAACAGAATGCATATGTTAGGGAAGAATAATTCATCGGTTAAAGCACTATAGCTAAAAATGTACATAAAATGAAAGTTGTGTTAAAATCAAATGAAGTTGTTGACGAATTACCATTCTATTTGTTAAAGAAGGTAATTTACATACAAGATTCTGGTACGAAGTACACTGTTTGCGATAACGGTAGATGTACTATATTTTTAGATGGATATCATATTACTTTTATTATTGACCCAGTAGGTTTAGTGGATCAAAATTCGATCAAAATAGTTTAACAAACCGTGAGGCTAGTTCCTCGCCCATTAAAAATGAAAACAAACAAATTACCTAGTACGGTAGTATGGAAGATTTTTTCTTCTATTACTAAGATTTTAGAAAGTCAGATATTTAAAGTTACTAAATATATTACTTACTTTGGTTTAGCAGCTGCGCTCTTGCTAGGAATCTTATATCTTAACGTAATTAAAGAACAAGTATTCTACCTACAAAACAAACCACAGACGACTGCCATATATACTTCTGGTATTATTTTAGATAAAACTGCAGCTATTATTGCTCGTGATGGCCATCTGCCGGCTGCTGTCGCTAAGAAATACTCAATATGGATATATGAGGCCGCAGCTAAATATTCCCTTGATCCAATATTGTTATTATCAATTATATATACAGAATCTAGGTTTAATTATAAAGCAGTTTCTCCGACAGGGCCCATCGGATTATTTCAAATAGCATCTAGTTATCACAAAGAAAAGGCAACGAAAGCAGCTCTATTTGACCCAAAGATAAATATTATGGTTGGTGCTCAAATCGTACGTGAATATTCTAATATGTCCAGTGGTATAATTGAAACTCTGCTACGGTACAATGGAAGCCTTGGCCAAGGCACTAGTTATGCATCTAAAGTTATCAGAACTAAGCATAAATACGATGCAGAAATTATGAAAGCGGTGGCATCGTGAAATATACGACAAAGAACTATAGAATCGACAGTACTCGTAGAATTATAGAGATTTATAGAGATACAAATTTCATAGAATTTTACAAAGTACTTATTCGTTGCTGGTCAGAATATATGGGATTCTATGCTATACCATTTCCAAATCCGATCACGGAAATGTTCCCAGTAACACTAGAAACCAAACTATTAGCTAACACTGTGATCAAGTGGTAATTTACACATATTGAAGAATAGTTTATAATTTCATCATGAACGGACCAAAAACTTTGTGAGTTTCACCAATCTTTATTTGATTGCTGCTATTGGTGCTTGGGATGAAGACAGTAAAGTTTCTGGTATGATTAAAACATTTTGGAGTCAAAATAATGGGTAAGAAAACATTTTCTGTTGATACTATGCGACGCGACATTAATCTGAATTTGAAGAATTCTACCAAGAGTTATTCTACTCCCGATGTTCGTCAAGGTCTGATGGATGCTTTGGAATATGTGCTGCATCAATCCGGCAACTATGAAGGGTTTCGTTACCTACTGCTCGATGAAGTACCAGACGGTGAGTTGCCAGGTATGGTTGTGCATGGTACTATTGAAGATACTCCACACGAAGTCCGATTTGCCGAAGGTACTGTTGACCGAACACGTGTGGAGTATTTCTAATGAATTTAATAGAACAACTTGTAGAATTGGTAAAAGAAATCGAAACGGAAGATCCGATTGATTTTGCCATGCTTCAAATAGATGAAGATACGGCATACACATTGATGGCAACATCAATATTGGAAATGTATTTGAGTAATGATGCAGACTCTCGTGATATGATTCTTTTGGCCACTGTGGTTAAACTTACTGTAGAGAATTTTGTTCTCAATTTAAAACTTTTGCAAAATGTCAAACCTGTTTAGTGATGCGAAGCCCATTTTAGGCTTCTTTGGTGAATATAGATTTTTATCTAATTATCATCTGTGTACTTGTGTGTTTGATGGGATTCCTTTCATGTCTTCTGAACATGTTTATATGTACCAAAAAAGTTCAGATCCGGAATACCGTCTTTCAATTATTCGATCTCCTACACCGCTCCAGGCCAAAAAATTTGGAAGTAAAGCTGAATTAAGAAAAGATTGGGATACATACAGAACCACAGCTATGCTAAAAGCATTAAGAGCAAAATTTGCAAACAAGGCCGAACGAGATATGCTTCTCTCTACCGGGGATGCGCACCTAGAAGAAACTAATTATTGGCATGATACATTCTGGGGTGTCTGCGACGCCGTAGGTCAAAATATGCTGGGTAGGATTCTCATGAACTTGAGAAACGAATATAGAATCAATCACAATTGATTTTGGTATGCAGTATGCAGATATGATTTTTTTGGCCACCGTAATTAAATTGGCGATAGAAAATTTTGTGTTAAATTTTAAAAAGGTAAAAAGGAATGAGTAAATTAGTATTGGTAGATGCAATATCTACATTCTACGTCCGTTATGCAGTTGAAACATCGGATAATGAGGTGGACCAAGCGATTGATGAAGTTAGACTGGGAAAGTACAAGATGAATTTTCACAGAAACATCTTGGAGAATCGGTTATTTCTCAACGTGTAGTATCAGTGGATGAATATCTTGAATTGTTTGACAAAGATAATTATCATCTTAAGTCTTGGACTCCAGAACAAAAAATGAGATATATCCACGTGCATGATTCAAATGATGAATAATTATATCACCAAACAAACTAAGATTAAAACAGAAGATATAATTTCTGATATATTGATTATCCAAGATGCACAAGAAAAATATATGGACTCAGTTAATCAATTATCAAAAAATTTCTCAGATATGATCAATTGTTTTTGGTCAATCCCACCTTCAGATAAAGAATAATTTACACATATTTCCAAGTGTAGTATAATTATTTATCGAACCGAATCTCAAAGGTATTAATATGTTGACGTTAAAACAAAAAATTGATCAAGTTGGAATTGAAATTCGTTTAAAAGAGAATTTTATCAATGTTCTCAAAAAGCAGCTACATGAATTAGAAAATAGTAGAGTAAATTGTATACACGTGTGGGATAATGGTGTGAAAGGGTGGGAGCACGAAGGCCGCACTTGTATTAACTGTGGCATAAATGAATTATATGCACTTACTTTATTACATATGGTAGAAGCACGGAAAAATATAATATAAATTGATTTACACATATTTCTGAGTGTATTATGATTAATCATCAAAACAATTGGGGTGCAACCATTACTAATGTAGTGTGGTCCGGACACTCTGATCTTTCTCCTACTTTAAAATTCGGAATTTTAAAGTTGAAAACAAAACTTATTCATAATGTCACTTTACACAACTAATTCTCTTAAACCTGTTTGCTATATGCTGGTCGGTGTGCCAGGTTCGGGCAAAACTACTTGGGCTCAAAAAGAACACTCAAGCTTGGCTTATGCGTCAACCGACAAGTATATTGAACAGTTTGCTGCCGAATCTGGCCATACTTATAACTATATTTTTAAAGCATCAATCAAAACTGCTACTTCACGTATGTTTGATGATGTGTCTGAATTTCTTGATGATCAAAAAGACTTTATCTGGGATCAGACGAATCTTACCAAGAAATCTCGAGCCACTAAAATTGCTTTGGTAGCTAAAAAAGATTATACAATCGTTGCTATTGTGTTCGAAACTCCAAAAAATCTTCAAGAACGGCTGGCTCAGCGCCCCGGAAAAAATATTCCATCTTATATTGTGGAATCTATGATTGAAAACTTTGAGATGCCTTCATTGAACGAAGGTTTCTCTAAAATTACTATTGTTGAAAATGAGTAACATTTATTTTACATCGGATCTTCATGTTTATCATAAGCGTATTCAAGAATTCTGCCCAACTACTCGGAAGGGTAAAGATTGGGAAGAAATGTCAGAAATTCTGATGCAGAATCTTGTGTCTGTACTTCAGCCCGGAGATATTCTGTACAACCTTGGTGACGTAGCATTCCAAGGAAAAGAATTCTGTCACAAGGTTCTTGAACGAATTGCAGCGACGGGCGCAGAACATCACCTGATTCTGGGTAACCATGACCATAACATTCGAAAGCATCAAATACTTCGTGACTTCTGCACCACTGTTTCTTCAATGAAAACAATTTTTATTGAAAAACAAATGGTAGTAATGTGCCATTTTCCACTGGTGCAGTGGGAAAATTGTGAAAGGGATTCTATACATCTTTTTGGTCACTGCCACGGTAATTTTACACAACCAGGTAAATGCATGGATGTAGGTATTGATACTAGACCGGGTGATATGATGCCTTATACCTGGGATGAAATTAAAAGAAAAATGGAAAAACTTCCAGCTACACAACATCACCCAGGTCGTATGTCGCTATAATCGTCGTTATAAATTTGTTTAATTCTTTTGAGAAAGTTCACCTTCACGGTCATTAGCATAATCAATTTACACATATTACTCAGTGTAATATAATAAATTATTTTCCGAGACAAAGGAACCGAAATGATTAAAGAAATTAAGACCAAGCGCCCAAAGCATGTGTTAGTAGAAATTTTATAGGAATAATATGAAAAATAGTTTTTTAAGTTTTTTAAAGTTGCTTACAACGTTTGTTGTAATGAGTGTTATTGCAATGTTGGTTTTAACATTTAGTATGTATGTTTTAGTAATACTTGGTGTTATTGTTGTGATTTTTTCTATTGCCTGGGTTTGCAATATAAAATTCGTAATTACGGAAGATGGTGTACCAGTGGGTACTTATAAACGTTCGACTGGGTTTGTGGCAAAAACTTCACAAAAAGAAACAGTATGAATGCAATATCGTATGGCTAGTAAGTCAGGTGCTGTTGCAGCTACGGAAGAAAACAAAAAATTCTTGTTGGCATGGGTGAACAATTACTCAAAGAAAACACAATTACTAGTTATCAATTGGTAATGGCAATTGGTAAAGAGGTAAATAATTTATGAAAAGTAGAGAAGCAGGTAAAGGTGATGCACCGCGGCTGGGAGCAGATTTAAAAAAATACGCAGAGGGTTGGGATCGAATTTTTGGTTCGGATAAACGAAAAAATATTTGTCCTAATAGATCAGAGATTAATAGTGATCAAACTCTCTGTGATGAAGAGGCAACTGATACATGCAGGGATGAAATTTAATTTACATATATTGCTGAGTGTAGTATAATAAATTAAATCGGAACAAATAACTTGTCACAACCTGGCTGTTTTCTGCTCTGAATATGACTTTTGTGTTAAAGGTGTTTAATTATGAATAGGACAAAATGAATTTAACTAATACAATGTGTCATTCACATTTATTGTGGATGTTATCACAAACAAAAGAGTTTGAACAAGCAATTTTTAAGTACTCTGCATCTAGTCCCGCTTAACAATACGAAGGTGTTGCTGGGTACATTGAGACAATTGTTACATTTGAAATTAGGGATCTAGAAAAGTTTAGTAACCTATATAATCAATATAATAAACTGCCAAATAGAGATATTTGGTACTATAATATTTGTAAGCAGGCAGACATTAGATAAATTATGATCAGTACTAAAATAGTTCCGGAAAATTATTCATCTGATATTTCTATTCCATCTTATCCAGAACACACAGGTTTTGGATTCTCTGTCCCGGTTGTAATTTAACGACAAATTTTGCTATATATCTTTAGCGGTTCGTCAATCTTGGCAATTGCTATTGTAAAGTACATTGATTTAATTTTCTTTAAAGGGTTACTAATGAAAAAAATTCTTATTGCTTCTCTTATCGTTACTTCTCTTGCTGCTTCTGCTTATACACAGGAAGATTGGATCGTCGAATCGGATAATACGGATCCTGTTGTGTATTCCGTATTACCAGCCACGGCGACATTTGTTCGGACGGCCGAAGATATTGAAGCTCGAGTTGTGATTGAAATCTACACCAAGTCGGATGAAGAAACAGTCATCCGATATCGCTTGAGAGCTAATGGATGTAAAAATGGCACAGGCAAAGTTACCATCGCAAACATGGATTCTACTCTCATCAAGAACAATCGAATCTTTGATTGGGACATATCAGGGGGCCGTGTTTATGATATGTTGGCTGTGAGGGCTTGTGTTGCTGCAATTGAAAAACTTAAAGAAACAAAACGACCCCCCGGGGCAAAAAATAAAGATGTTTCGGTGTGAAACATGTTGCAGCCTGCATCAAATTATCAGGAATTGGTGTTACTGACGCTAGTTATGGTTGGTTTGAGTAGTAAAAACGTGAATTTTAAACAAATGAAAGATAAGGAAACTATAAAATGAATATGTCTGAATTTAAACTGACTCGGTTTAAACTAACTACGGTTGTCTCAGGTATTATGACAGTTGCTGTTCTTGCTAGCAGTTTTTATACGATTGACGCGGGTGATCGAGGTGTGATTTTGCGCAATGGCAAAGTTGTTGGAACGGCAGATCCGGGTTTGAGTTTCAAACTTCCGATTATAGATTCAGTGAAAAAAATTAGTGTTCAAACGCATGCGCAAGTTTATGAAAAAGTACTGGTATATAGTCGAGATCAGCAAACTGCTAATCTTCAAGTATCGGTAAATTACAGGCTGCTTCCTGATGAAGTCGAAAAGATTTATACAGAATTCGGCAGTTCCGAAGGTCTGATCAGTCGTACACTAGACCGACAGGTCCCAGAAGAAGTTAAGAATGTATTTGGTCGGTTTAATGCAGTGACTGCTATTCAAGAGCGTGAACGGCTTGGTCAAGAAATTATGGTCGCAATTAAAAATGCCGCTGCTAGTCAAATGATGACAATTGAGTCTGTACAAGTTGAAAACATTGATTTTTCTAATGTATACGAACAAAGTATTGAACAACGAATGTTGGCAGAAGTTGAAGTTCAGAAAGTACAGCAAAATGCTCAACGAGAAAAGGTACAAGCCGAAATTAAGGTAATTCAAGCTAAAGCAGATGCAGATGCGGTTCGTCTTCAAGGTGATGCCGAAGCTTCGGCCATCAATGCTCGAGGTAAAGCACTCCGAGATAATCCTGGTCTAGTAGATTTGGTTGCAGCAGAAAAATGGGATGGTAAACTGCCCACAACGATGGTTCCTGGTTCTTCTGTACCATTTATTAATGTAGCAAAATGATGAAAATTGTCTGGTACGGAATTCCAACTGCATTGATAGTACTCTTCTTTTGGATTACTATAAACGGAATCAATCAAATGATCTTGCGTAACAACAATAATAAGTTTCATGCAATGTTATTGGGGTGTACTTATTTGGGATCCGTACCAGACATTGAACATGTGTTGTATTTTGATTGTAAAGATAACATTGAATTACATAAAGAAATTGAATGGGTCAGTGGTACACTGTACAAATAATTTACACTTAATCTTATTTGATTTATAATTAATTTATGCTTACATCACAAATCATCAAACAAATTGCCTCCACTGCATCAACCAACGCAAAGAAGGTAATTCTACAAGAAAATGCTTCAGATCAAATTTTGAAGCAGTGTTTCTATTATGCTTATAATCCACGGTTTAATTTTTGGATTAAAGCGGATGGACTTGCCACTTCAGTTGGATTTGATAATGTAAATATTGATACATTTAAGAAACTTGATGTTCTAATCAACCGAGAAATCACAGGGAACTCAGCCCGTGATTTCATGACTCAGTATCTTAATACTCTGACAAAAGAGGATCAGGAACTTGTGGTAAATATCATGAACCACGATTTACGCTGTGGCGCTTCCGATACATTGGCAATGAAAATTTGGCCAAAGCTTGTTCCTGAATATCCAGTGATGCTTTGTGATAAATTCAACGAAAAAACTCGTACATATCTTGAGAAATTTGAGAATAAATGTGGCTATAATATTTCCTGCAAAGAAGATGGTGGCCGTGTTCTGGTTACGGTAGATGCAGATGGTGTGGTTGCTGCTAGGTCTCGGAATGGTTCTGAGTTGAATGTTTTTCATCTATTTGATGATGACTTTAAAAACTTCCCAGGTCAAGTATTTGATGGTGAGCTTATCATCAAAAATCCAGATGGTACACCAGATCGGAAGCGCTCAAACGGAATTTATAATAAGCTTGTGCGCAACACTGCTACAAAAGAAGAAGTTGATCTGTTTACAATCATACTATGGGATATAGTTCCTCTCGATCAGTATCTTCTGGGTGTTGGTACAGTTCCTTATTCTGACCGGTGGATATCTCTGAATAAAATTGCTTCAACCTGGTCGCGCAGGGTTCGTCTCATTGAAGGCAAGAATGTGCAAACGATTGATGAATGTCTTGAGTTTTACGAACAGATGCGGGCCCGCAAGCAAGAAGGTGCGGTAATAAAAGTATTAAATTCTGTTTGGGAAGATAAACGTTCTAAGAACTCAGTGAAGCTGAAAAACGAATCAGAAGGTGATTTTCTTTGTACTGGAATCGAAGAGGGTCAAGGAAAGTATGTCGGTATGATTGGTGCTCTTGTTTGTGAAGATTCAACTGGCCAACTTAACTTTTCTGTTGGTACTGGTCTTAAAGATGAAGATCGTCAAAAAGATCCAAACGAATATATTGGTAAAATCATTGAAGTGAAATTTAATGAAGTTATCACTAGCAAAAATAAAACTACATCTAGCCTATTTTTGCCTGTGTTTTCAACCGTGAGATTTGACAAAAAGATTGCTAATTCTATAAGCGAATTGCAGTAATTGTCTGTTGATCGCCCCCACAATTTTTAACTAAAGAGGTATAAAATGAGTAAATTTACATTTCATAACATAGACGATAATGGAGTCGTGGCTACAATTAACTTTGAATCTGAAACTTGGTTGGATGCATTTCCACAATTTTTGAATCTTTGTCGTGCAAGTGGGTTTATCGTCGATACGAATACCAGATTGTACGCGCCAACGGCAAGCGAAACTTTGTTTGGCGACCGCGATTTTCTATTGTTTGACTCTGATCTTAAAGATTCAAATATTCCCACAAAAAATGCAGATTACTATTATGATTTCGACCGTAACAAATAAATCAGCAGCCGGTGTGTCTGGCTGCTTAATACAAGGTCATGACCAAATCTTTTTTAGAGTCTATGATGATCAGGGTAAGTTTATAGATTATGCAATTTTTCATTCTGATCTTTTTGTAACTATTAAAGATACGGATGCTTTTTTCTATCATAAAGATTTTGGTGTTTATAGTGATATTTTAGACCATTCTCCTTCAACATTGGGCATTAAAACATGAAAGTTAAATTAGTAGGATATACTCAACCCGCGGAAGAGTTTAAAGATGATTTTTCTTCTGTCAAAGATTTAGTTGCGTTTTGTGCTCGAGTTTCAAATCCAACTAATCAGTTTAACACTGCTACTTCGGATAAATTAATCAAATATCTCATCAAACACAAGCATTGGAGTCCGTTGGAAATGGCTTCTGCTACACTTGAGATTGAAACTACCAGAGATATTGCAAGACAATTACTTCGTCATCGTAGCTTCTCGTTTCAAGAATTTAGTCAGAGATATGCTGATCCAACAAAAGATTTGGATTTTGAATATCGTGATGCCAGGTTGCAAGATTTACAAAATCGACAAAATTCTATTATCACTGACAATACAGAATTAGATACAGAATGGAAAAACAAACAAAAACAAATTCTAGATTTAGTAAAAGTTAATTACAAATGGGCCATCGATAATGGAATTGCCAAGGAACAAGCAAGAGCAATTCTGCCTGAAGGTATGACGAAATCTAGACTTTATGTGTCGGGTACTATCAGATCTTATATTCACTATATTGAAGTTAGAACCGAAGAATCCACACAATTAGAACACAGGCAACTAGCACAAGCGGTTTCCGAAGCAATTTTAAAAATCTTCGAAATTTGATACAATTTACTAAATCAAACGTATGAAAAAACTTATAGCAATTATTATTTCTGCTTCTCTTCTTGCCGCATGTGGTAATCCAGCATCGTTCAAAATAGAAGATAAAGTTAAGAAATATCCTACATATGGATTTTTTAACAGCGATACTCAAAAAAGTGAAAAGATTTGCTATGAGGTTTCAGTCGGAAATGTTGTTTGGTCAATCATCTTGGTTCAGACGATAGTCGCCCCAGTGTACTTTATTGGTTTTTCTTTGTTTAATCCGGTTACGATTAAGAATGTTGACGGCACTTGCCCGGGCATAGATTCATGATTCTTATCTGTAACTCGTGTGGATGGGCCCATTTCGGCCTATCTAAGGAAGTTGCTCGGAAAAGTATCAAAGAATTCATTGAATACTACGGAACATTGACCCCGGAACAAAAAGAATCATACTACGTCAACCGACAAGAAAATTACATTGAAGAAGATCTTTACCGAAAATACGAACTGTGCTTTAATTGTGGCGGTTCTCGTGAAGATTTTCATATAGAGACAGAAGAGGATAAAGTTCCGGCTGGTGTTACACTTCAGCCAATTATAAACAATTGATAACGAAAGAAAATTATATGGGTTCTAAAGCTAAATCGGTCTATTTGTCTGTTTATCCTCGTGGTTCATTAAAGCGGGTTTTCACAAAAATGTTCTTTGATGCAAAATCTTATAATGAGTTTGTCAAGGGGGAGGAATTCCTAAAGACTTATCCAAAAGAAGAATTTGAGTACGTCAAAGAAGTCATGTAAATTAATTTACACATATTCCTTTATGCAGTATAATAAACCATCTTCTGAAACTCAAAGGAACATAATGAAATACACACTGATCACATCTAAGGGTAAAGTTATTACATTCTATGGTATGGCCGGTGCCATTATTTTTCAACAAGCATACGGTGGCGTTATTTTTACTAATGATATTTTAACTGACATAGTTACTGTATAATTATCTATACCGAAACAAAGGAATTAATATGGATCTCGTTAGTATTGTTGTTGTTGGTTTGACTCTCGTGTATATTGTAGCGGCTGTTGTGTTCCCGGATAAATTCTGAACCACAAAGGAATTAAAATGAAATTTGTAAGTGCTTCCAGAGCAATAGAACCCTCAGCCAAGGGTGTTTCATCTAATATTGCTGGAGAAAAGAATGATTGTGCTATCCGAGCTGCAGTAAATGTTACCGGTAAAGATTATCAATACGTTCATGATATATTTAATTTTTATGGACGTAAACTGGGTCATTCTAGTGTGGGCCCAGTTTGGATCAAATCATACAACCAGCTCGGGTTGAAACCTATGTGTTCATTTGGTAGTACTAATGCCGCTAAATACGAAGTTAGAATGTATGATCGGTTACTTGGAATCGAATTGATTAAGAAACCAGGTATCACAATCAAAAAGTTTTTGAAATGTTTTCCTGTCGGTAAGTTTCTGTGTATGTCAAGAAATCATGCATTCGCTATCATTGATGGTGAACTGATTGATTACACCACTTTGCTTATCAACACAAGAATTACTATTGTTTTTAAAGCATAAAATGAAAACTCTACTCCAGACATTAGAAACCGAGCCCTCGGTGAAAATCAAATTCATCACGAAGAAAAACACAATTCGTATCATGGAATCTACTCGTAATTTGAATTATATTCCAGATAAACAACGTGCCGGGCTGAACACACCTATGTACACTAAACCCGGCATTATTTGGGTGTA